GCTGGAGCTACTACAACTCCAAGTTCTCCAGGCCCCAATCCACCATCTGTTAAATCATCAATAACGTCCCAAGGCGTTTCAACTGTATTACGACTAGATTCTTCATATCTAAGGTCGAACATATCTTTATAAAGATGTCCAATATCTCTTTCAGTTCCTGCTCTTAAAGCTTCATCTACGATTTTCTTAATACTCTCATAGTTTCCACTTTCTAACAAATCTACTGATTCAATTATAGCTTCTTTAATTTTTTGGTTTTTACAAAAATCTAGTGCCTTCTCTTGAACAAACTCTAAATCTTGTGCTTCAAAATGACCATATGAATTTTTTAGTTCTTCAACACAAGACACTTTCAGAATATCATTAGATATTCCATCTATAAGTATTTTCAAAGCTTCTAATGTTGGAGGCTTTTTATACTGCGTAAAATATTTTTTTGTATTTTCTACAACCCATTTATTTGCTTGAGATTCGAAATAATTTGGTTCTAAAATATCTTGTATTTGTTCTAAAAATTGTCTATTGGTCAAAAGAGAAGCTATCAATTTATGCTGAAATGAGTGTCCATACTGATGTAATGAAACTTTATCTGTCATTGATATGATTCTCCATGATTATGTTTAATCTATTAAAAGATTCTGCTAACCAAACATCTAAGTTTGGAAAGGCAGTATTTAATTTATCTTCAAGTACCATTTTTTGAAATTCAAATTTAACTAATTTATTTTTAGTCTCATCTGAAATGTTTTGTATTTTTAATTTTGAACTACCACTAATATCTACATCATCTAATTGCATTAAATCGTAATTTAATCTGATGACATCTTCATCCAAACCCTCATCGATTAAATCTTGAACAGATAATTTTTTATCCTCTAATATCATTGGTAATTTTTTCATTAAGGTTTTCTTACCCCAACCTTTAATTCCAGGAATACAATCACTCTTGTCACCGTCTATAACTCTATACATAACAAAATTGTGAGCTGGAATATCATACTCATCTACGACCACTTCAGGCGTATATAACTTTTTCTTTGTTGGACTCCAAACAGAAATCCTCTGATTGACAAGTTGAATAAAATCTTTGTCGGTAGACATAAGTATCACTTCACTAGATTTTAATACGTTTTTTGCTAGATAAGCCATCGTATCATCAGCTTCAATATTTTCAATCATCATAGTAGTCAGAGGAAGATGTTCTAGATACTGAACAAGTCTTGTTATTTGCATCATAATCGATTGACGTTCATCCTCTTTAGATGAAAAATCATTTGTACGATTAAAACGCTGATTTACTTTACGCTTTTCTTTATACTGCGGAAATAGTTTTCTTCTTCTTTGAGAGCCACCCTTTCCGTCAAAAACAATCACACATCTAGTTGGTTGATGCATCTTAATAGCATAACCAATAGATTTTAAGAACCCAACAATACCACCGACATGAATACCATCCTCGTTAGAAGTAGGATTGACTGCAAAACATCTAATAAAGGTGTTCAACCCATCTATTATTAATACTTTGTCATTCAATCCTAGTTCTGACTTTGTAGGCTTCTCCAACGAATCCAAAAGACTAATGTAGTTACTCTTCGGCATCTGTATCGTCTACCTCCACATCATCAATACCAATTTTATCTTGATATTTCAATATAACCTTTTCACATATTGCATTGTAAAGATATTCTTTCAACTCATCATTCTTCAATAATATATCTTCGAAATCTTTTGATTGAAATTTAATATCTTCACCGTTGAAGTTGACCGTATACCAAGCTCCACCAACCTTACATATTCCGTGCTCTTTCATCTTCTCTAGCCAGTTTCCATAGTTGTCAATACCTCTATCGAAGTACATCGTGTAGTCGGCGTTTCTCAATGGTGGGCCTAATCGATTCTTAACAATTTGTGCTCGAACTTTCATTCCAAGAACATTGTTCTTTTTATCTTTAAGCTGTCCCATATTTTTTAATCGGATTCTTGTCGATGCATGGAAAGGAAGTGCTTTACCACCAGAGGTAGTCCACGGGTCTCCAAACATCACACCCAACTTCTGTCTAAGCTGATTCGTGAATACAAGTGCTACTTTTTCTCTCCCTATCATTTGGGTGATTTTTCTCATAGCTTTACTTATCACGATTGCTTTACTTGTAGCCCAACCATCTTTATCATAGTCGGCTTCCATTTCAACTTTCGTGCTGGCGGCTGCCAAACTGTCGACCAAAATCGTCACCAATCTATCTTTGTTCGACTCTCTAATTTTTACTACTATTGATTCAATGATTTCAAAAATATCCTCAACCGTCTCTGTATGAAGATAAAGCATACTACCAATATCTACTCCAATAGCTTGTAAGAACTCTCTACTAACAGATGTCTCAGTATCGATGTAGACTGCTACACCACCCTTCTTCTGAGTTTCTGCTAATAAATGAGCACCTAGTAAAGATTTACCACTAGATTCCAATCCATTAATCTCTGTAATACGACCAACAGCTATACCACCGTTTGGTCTATTGGATATTGCTAAATCTAACATATCCGAACCAGTTGAAATGAAATCATCTACATCAGTTGGTGTTTGGTCTGAACCGTCTAAGAAATAAGCTACTTTACTACCTTTGAATTTTTTATTTAAATCACCGGCCAATATTTCGGCTAAATCGTCTCTAATTGCCATATTTTTCTCCTATGTTATAAATGGTGACGGGGTCAAACCCGCCACCACTTACGAATGTTCGATTAACCATTAATTATTGAAAAGTTCATCAAAGGCTGAATCTACATCAGAGGTCTTAGTTGTACCCTCTAAAGCTGGTTCAGTTTTAGTTGTCTCAGCTGTAGTAGTAGTTCCTGTTGTAGTATCTTCATCTGTTGGATTTAGATAATTGTTTAGAACCTCTTTCAACTCATCATATGATTGCTCTGTATAGATTTCAGTAATGTTAGTCTGATTTTCAATCATTGATTTAAGTTGTTCTGCATCCTCAGTTATTGGTGTCTGATTAGGTTTAACTCTGATTGAAGTAGATGGGAAATTAGCACCTGTCTCTTCAGCAGTTTTAAACTCTACTGCGATATCACGACCATTTGTTGGGTCTGTAATATCACCGTAATCTGGGTCAGCAATAAAACTTAACAGCTCTTGATAAACTGTCTTTCCGAATCCCCAAAATTTCACACCTTCAGATTCTTTACCTCTAACGATTACAGGTAGAAAAGTTCTCATCTTAGCATCTAATTTTCTACCAAGTCTCCAATCATCTTTATTACCAGTCTGCTTTAGTTTTGTTGCAAACTCTTCAATTGGGTCTGGTCTTCCAAATGATATTGGTGATAAATAGCTTCTTTTAGCTATATCATAGTGAAAATATAATTCAATGAAAGGATTATCCTTATTGAATTTGTAAGGTACTATTCTAACTTGTTGTGTTCCAGGTTCAGGTTTCCAAAGATTTGAAGTACGAGTATTCGTATCTTTTAGTTGTGATAACCTTTTTTTAATCGCGTTAATATCCATGATATTCTCCTATTATTATTTATTATTTATTAATTGCTACTAGTATCATTCAACGATACCCTTTATAAGTATAACAATATTTTGTAAAACGTCAAAAAATTTTTGGGGTCAGGTAGAAAGGAGTAAAGACCCAACCCCACTAGTGTTTCCACTAGGTAAAGTATTTATTTTGTTAAAAACCTTTTATTCATTGTTCTGGCGACATCAACAACATTTGTTACGTTGATGAACTCAGAATCAGCACCATACATATTTTTGAAAGAACTTCTGTCACTTTCGTAATCATAGTCACTAATGAAATAACTAAGAACTTTAATACCTTTGTTTCTCATCATGTCAACCATTTTTCTAGTGTGATTCTCAGCGGTAGTACCACTATAGTGAATGTCTCTGTTACCGTAGTAAGGTTGACCATCAGAATAATTAATAAAGTAAGAATCTTGACTAGTAGTTCCAGGAATCAACTCATTCATAATTGACTCAAAACATAAACCCTCTGGTGTAGTTCCACTAACGTTTAACGCTGGAAATAATTTTCTTACTTTAACTAACTTATCTTTTGTAGAATCATAACAAACCATAATTAGAGGAACATCAGTATTACCATTTCTACTACTAGAGTGAGTAGTTCTGATTGAAACAACCACATCAATATTACCAACCATATCAGCAGCTTTTATCATAGCGACAGCACTAGTCATAGCTTGATTCCATTTCTTTCCACTCATAGAACCACTAGCATCAATTGATAAGTGAACTGAAACTTTGTTAAACTTGTCAACGAAAGTTTGTTGAAAGACATTTGAGTTTCCAAAACCAAGTTCAGCAATCAATCTTTTATCAATTCTACCGGAATCTTTTCTAGTGTACTTAGTAGATGTCTCTTCATTTCTAACTTGTAATTTTCTACCCAACATAGTACCGATTCTAATACCCTCTTCAACAAAGTTATAACTGTCATATCTAGAATAAGAACTTTTATTCCAACTCATAGCACAACTGAATTGGTCTGAATCAATAAGTGATTGAGTTAGATTTTTAACAACCAAACACTTAGTAGTCTGTTTACCTCTCCACTCATGGTCAACACCAACTTGTTCATAACTAGCACCACTCTCTTCAATAGCTTTAATATCATTGAACTCTTTTTTGTTCAGTTTAGTTTTTTGAACCTCATCGTTCATAAACTTGTCTTGTTTCTTTAAAGCGTTAATTAATTGTTTTTTCTGATTATCTGAAAGTTCAATCGGTTCAGAACCATCATCATTTGAAAGATTTTCAGAAGGTGTCTCTGGTGTTGGTAACTCAGTAGGTATTTCAACTGAAGAACCACTAGAACCATCAGAAGATTCCATCTCACCGTTCTCAATAGAATCAAGTAAATCTTGAAACTGTTCATCAGACATAGTGTTACTAGAATCTGATGTCTCAGAAGAATCAGAAGAACCTTGACCTTGACCCTCTTCAGAATCATTATCAAAAGTAGCATCAGAAAGATTATTTAAGATGACTCTGTAGACATCTAACGCTACACCAAACGCATCATCAGTATTTTTTAATCTATTGATGTTTTTTAAATCAATGATATTCCAAATATCTTTAAGACCCTTAAGAGAACCTAACTGTCTATTCTTGTTATGAAGATTAATAATTCTAGCTTCATAAGAATCCCACTCTTCAGTTCTCATCTCAGAAGAAAGTAACATCTTATCAATAATTTTAGAATAAAAATACTTGTCATACATAGAGTGATAATAACCCTTATAACCAGGTGAAGTTTTGAAAACAAAGTAATCAATTCTTCTATCTTCTACATAGTTTAATAAATTTTTAACGTGACCGATAGTTGTGTTTTTATCAAAACCTTTTTTCTCAGACATTACGAATATTTCAGTAGGAATATTAACGTCAAGATTTCTTAAGAAACCAAAGTTTGAAAGTTTAATGTGAGAACCCTCGTGAAGGGCTAGACCAACAGCAACATCAAAGTTTTTGTCATTAAGATTAGCACCGATAGTAACTTGTTTACCATCAGTATAAGAATCACCACGTTGAGTGAAACGAACTGGGATAGACTCACCAGTAACAATATTAACAAAGTTACTGATAGCTCTCTTGTAAGAAGCTAACTGAACAAGGTCACGACCCTTCTTCTCTTCAACTCCAAACAATTCATCGTAATCAGAGTCATTTTCAGACATCCAAAACGAAGAGTAATTATTGTTGTTATTTAAAATCATAAAACCTTTCCTTTTCTTTACATAGTAATATACGAGCTATCTGGTACATAAGTCAAGAGCTTTTTTAAAAAAAAGTCACTTTTTTTTGTACAACTCATATATTTTTCAATTCTCATTACCCTATAATATAGGAGCAAAAGAACATTCAAGTCAAGAGCTTTTTTTTATTTTTTCCAGGTTTTTGTATCTATGATTGAATAGATATGAATCCTCACGTGACTAAACCCTTTTTCGCGGTTAGTCAGAAGAATTGAATTTTGATAATTTTCCCAGGGGATTTCGAATCTCTTATCTAAAACACCATTGTTTAGTGATTTAATTATCTCATTTAGTGAGTTAATCGTATATAGTGAGTTTGTTTGTTTCTTTCTATGTAGTGATATGGTATTATCGATAAATCTACCAAGATTTACAGCATCAACATTATAAGTACAGAATAAGTCATCAGAATCGTCATCATTCTGAAACACATAAATTTTATCAAATATGACTTCATATGCAGAAAGAATCTCCTCAATAACATTATTGAGATTTGCTCTTTTTACAAATGTACATAATAGTTGTGTTCTCATTATATATCCGTTCCTGATTTTGTTTGACTTGATGGATTAATTAGGAATCGAGCTCCAACAAAGAAATCTTTTCCACCATTCCATCCGATGTTCATCTCACCTGTATATCTGACTACAAAATATGGTTCATAGTTTTTGGCAAACTTAGGAAATTCTTTCTTACCACTATGTAGTTCTGGATTAAACATTATATGTCCTTTACTAGAAGCGTCAATATTAATTCCTTTAGCATTTCCATCATCATCTGTCATTAATCCAACTGAAAATGGAGCTGCATCTTGCATTAAAACATCCACATTGTTTTTACCAGGTTTA